AGAAGAAGCTCTTCAACGACTGCAACAGGCTCGACAGCCCCAGCAGACACCACCTGAAACGCCGCCAGCGTCTCAAGGTGATTCGGATCCCCCGGCCAATACGCCGGCTCCGAGCGAACCAGCAGCCACGGCACCTGCACCTGCAAGCACCCCTCCTGCGCCGGCCAGCCAGGACGGAGACGACAAGTGGGAAGCCAGATACAAGACGCTGCACGGCAAGTACAACGCCGAGGTTCCGCGACTGCATGCGGCGATCAAAGAGCGTGATAGCAAGTTGAATAGCCTGACCGAAGAAGTGGAGGCGTTGAAGGCGAGCCTGACGAAACCGAAGGAATCGTTGGTCAAGCCCGAGGAAGTGAATGAGTTTGGTGAGCCGCTGGTTGACCTGATCCGCCGCGCAGCGCGGGAAGAGGTTCAGAGCAAGGACGCGGAGATCGCTGCACTCAAGAAACGGCTGGAGTCGATTGACAGCAATGTCAGCCAGAACCGCGAGGTGAGCTTCTTTGACAAGCTGACCGCATCGGTCCCGGACTGGATGGCGATCAACGACGACCCCGACTTCCACGCATGGCTCGGTGAAGCAGATGAAATCACCGGAGTCACACGCCAAGCAGTTCTGTCGGAGGCTGAAGAGAAGCGCGATGCGGATCGCGTTGCCAGATTCTTCAAAGCGTTCAAGAAGGTTCAGGAAAACAAGTCGGCGGCAGCAACCGCTTCGCTTGACTCACAGGTTGCACCAGTGGCGACTCGGACCCCCGAGGCTCCTCCGGGCAAGAAGATCTGGACTCGCGCAGAGATCGCTGATTTCTACGCTCGAGACCGTCGAGGTGAGTTGAGTGAACAGGATGCTGCTGCTATTGATCAAGAAATTCAGATGGCGATCCGCGAACGAAGAGTGCGGTAAGCCGGCTGAGCAGAACCTGAAAGGTTAATCATGTCTCTCGCAGTCAATGGCAACTACTACGGCGCCGGTTCTGGCGTCGATTCGTACGCCGGTGCTTCCGGTTTCATCCCCGAGGTTTGGTCGGGCAAGCTCCAGGTCAAGTTCTACAAGAGCACCGTCCTGGGCGAGATCACCAACAACGATTGGGAAGGCGAGATCAAGGGCGCAGGCGACAAGGTCTACATCCGTTCGATCCCCACCATCAACATCAGCAACTACACCAAGGGCCAGAGCCTGACCTCGCAGGTCCCCACCTCGACCCCCTTGGAGCTGAACATCGACAAGGGCAAGTACTTCCAGGTCGTCTTGGACGATGTGGATGCCACCCAAGCCGATGTGAAGTTGATGGACATCTTCACCAATGACGCTTCGCAGCAGATGAAGATCGCCATCGACGGTGACGTCCTGGGCGCTGTGTACGCTGACGCCGCCACCGCCAACAAGGGTGCCACCGCTGGCGCCATCTCTGGCGACATCAACCTGGGCGCCACTGGTGCTCCCCGCCAAGTGACCTCGGCCAACGTTCTGGACATGCTCCTGGACATGGGCCAGTGCTTGGACGAGCAGAACGTGCCCGAAGACGGCCGTTGGGCTGTGATCCCCGCTTGGATGGCTTCGCTGATCAAGCGCTCGGACCTGAAGCAAGCGTACTTGACCGGCGACGCCGTGACCCCCTTGCGTAACGGCAAGCTGGGCATGGTGGACCGTTTCACCCTGTACGTCAGCAACAACCTGTCCAGCGTCACTGACCTGGGCGGCGATGCTGCCTCGGGTGGTACCGGTGCCAACGCCGACAAGAAGAGCTGGAACATCATGGCCGGCACCCGCGATGCCATCAGCTTTGCCAGCCAGATCACCAACGTTGAAACCCTGCGTGCTCAAACCACGTTCGGCAACATCATGCGTGGTCTGAATGTGTACGGCTACAAAGTCACCAAGCCCGAAGCTCTGGTGGCTGGCTACGTCTGCAAGTGATCTTCACCTGCTGACCAAGAGGGAGGGGTTCGCCCCTCCCTTTTCTTTTGGAGAGGATGAATGCAAAAGCTTCTAAAACAAAAAACTTCTGGCCACATCTACGTCTGGACTGCGGCCCTGGCCCAGCGCGACGACATGGAGCCGTACGAGCCCCAGGCCAAGCCGGCCCAGGAACAAAACCCCAACGAAAATTCAGAGACAGCGAAGCCGGAAATCAAGGAAAGCCTTGGTATTCAGGACGCCCTCGAGGTGTTCAAAAAAGAGGCAATCAAGCCGGTACGCAAGCCCAAACAACAGGCGGGTGAAGCATGAAGGTCTTGGACGTCATTTCAAGGGTTCGATCCATTCTTAATGATGCAGATGCTACTGGTTATCGTTGGACCGACCAGGAGCTGATCGACGCCGTCAATGACGCCCAAGGCGTGATCGCGATCTATCGCCCAGACTGCTTTTCCGTCAACCAAGTGATCACCCTGGTTGCCGGATCCAAGCAGTCGATCCCTAGCCCCGGCTATCGTCTCCTTGACGTGATCCGCAACATTGCGCTCAACGGAACTTCGCCTGGCCGATCCATCCGCCCAACCGATCGAGACACCCTTGATGCTTTCGACCCTTACTGGCACACCAACGCGCAAAAGGGCGAGATCAAGAATTCTGTCTACGACGAGCGCAGCCCGACCGTCTTCTGGGTCAACCCTCCAGCAATTGTCGGAACCAAGATCGAGATCATGTATGCCAAACGCCCGACCGCGTTGACGGCTGCAAACGACGACCTCGCAATTGCTGACTCGTATTTTGAGGGCGTCCTGATGTATGTCCTGTTCCGAGCGTACGCCAAGGAAGCGGATTTTGCCGGCAATGCCCAGCTCGCCTCAAGCTATCTGTCGCTTTTTGCTTCGATGATGGGGATCAAGCTTCAGAAGGATGTCGCGTTTGGCATGTCGATGAACCGCAAGGGCGCGGAAAGCAATCCCGCCTCAATCCAGGCTGGAGGCGTCTGATGGCCGCGTATGAAAAGTTCTTCCCCAACATACTGCCCGAGGTTCCTGGCGCGGCGGAGGCGATCGTTGAGAACGCCGTGCGAAATGCAGTAATCGAGTTCTGCGAGAAAAGCTTAATCCTGCAACGCGATCACGATCCAGTCACTTTGGTTCAGGGGAACGTGGATTACGATCTTGAGCCGCCAAGTGGATATTTGGTCGTCAAGGTTATGAAAGCCTGGTTGGAGAACAACCCGCTTGATCCGCTGGCCCCTGACCTCGTTCGTGAGGCCGCGGTCTACAACCGATTGTTTAGTTCGTACCAAAGCGCCAACAGTACGCCAAGGGCTTATCTCCAAAAAACGGAGCGGACAATTTCCGTTTGGTATCCGCCTGAGAAGGACTATATCAACGGCCTGACTTTGCGGGTTGCGCTTAAGCCCACTCGCGCCTCCTCCAGCGTGGAAGACGTCATCCTCGAGGACTACGCCGAGGTGATCGCAAGTGGTGCTTTGGCGAGATTGATGATGAGTGCGGGTAAACCCTATACCAACATTGAGATGGCAGCGGTTCACAAGGGGTTGTTCCAGCAGGGGATCAACCTTGCTCGGTCCAGGGCTCTGCATGGCCAGGTCCGCTCCAACCTGAGCGTAAAGCTGCGGAGGATTTGAGATGGCCGAGAAAATTGCATTTGTACGGGGCGACACAAAGCCAAACCTGATCGTTAGTTTGACCGATTCCGTGACCGGGGCGCCGATTGACTTAACCGGCGCAACGGTTCGCCTGCGGTTTCGCAAGGTTGGGGCAACCGTACTCAGCGCAACGCTGACCGGCGTCGTGACAAACGCCACGGGTGGTGTCGTTACGTTTGCTCCCGCTGACGCTCCGCAAATGCTGACGGGACCCGCTGGCGATTACGAAGGCGAGGTTGAGATCACTTTTGCGGACGGCAGCACGCAGTCCGTGTATGACATTTTGAAGTTCAAAGTGCGCGAGCAGTTTTAATGAAGGTAGAGGCCAGGCAGATTCGGGCAGGGATTGTCGTCACAAACCCGGTGGCGCAAACCAGCTACGTCTCTCTGGCCGCATCTGCCGGGTCAGTCGTCATCCCGGCTGCGTCGATTTCGCACATCTTCATTGCGGCAGTGGCCGACAGCAGTCCAGGCATTTATGCCGACACTTCGTATCAGCTGATCAACGCCGCAGTTTCCGCCCTCAATCCCAAAGGGTACGAGTACTACGTTGACGCAATCGTCACGACGGACAACAAGGTTATCAGCCTCAGCAAGCAAGTCACCGACTCCATCTCTATTCAAGAGTCCCTGGCACGCTCGATCTTTAAGGTCGTCCAGGATTCGGTTGTTGTGGTTGACCAGCTTACGGCTCTCTTGACCGCCATCGAATCGTTCTCTGAACAGTTCGACTTGACTGAAGCCGTTGCGCTGTCTGTAACGAGGCCGCTGAGCGACACTGTCTCTGTCTCGGATTTGTTTTCCAAGCAGTTTGCGAAGCAGTCCTTCGACACGATCTCCGTATCTGACTTTGGCAGTGGAGTGTCCCAGGGATACGTCGATCTAAGTTATTTTGCCCAGGACTATGTCGGGCAGTCATTCACATTCTGAACGGAGAACCGCATGATCAATGAACAAATCAAAGTAACAGGCGACGTAGTCGTCGTTGTTACCGGGCCCGACGGCAGAGAAAAAGATCGCCGCGAGATTAAGAACTTGGTCGTCACGACTGGTAAGACATTCATTGCTTCTCGCATGGTCGGGGTTTCCTCTAACGTAATGAGCCACATGGCAATTGGGTCTGGCTCGGCCTCGCCGGTTGCCGGTAACACTGCGCTTGCAACAGAGCTTGGCCGAATGGCTCTTGACTCATCCACCTTCAACAACAACTCGGCAAGTTACGCCGCCACTTTTCCAGCCGGTACGGGTACCGGGGCAATAGCTGAGGCTGGAATTTTTAATAGTGCCGCAGGCGGAATCATGCTGTGTCGAACTGTGTTTGGTGTTGTAAACAAAGGTGCTGATGACGCCATGAGCATCACCTGGTCGATCACCGTCAGCTAATCCAACGGAGTACTGGTTCATGGCCGCTCTAACACTGCGCTTGGTCAAGGGGTCTGCCCTTACCAACGCCGAACTGGACGCGAACTTTACCGCGCTCAACACCGAGCTCGGGCAAAAGCTCGTCTCCTCGGACCTGACTCCGTACCTCCAGAGCGCAACAGCCGCCAGTACGTACCAGACAATCAGCGGGATGTCGTCGTATCTGACGACCGCAAACGCAGCATCAACATATCTTCCTTTTGCCGGCGGAACACTGACCGGCGGCTTAACATTCAGCGGCTCCAATCTTCTTATCGCCGCAGATCTCACCAGCTCGACCAGGCTGCGCGTACAAACATCGACAGCAAACGGGAACACCATTTTTGGTTTGCTGCCAAGCGGCACGGCAGTCAACGCACAGTTCCAGGCGCAAAACTCTTCCGACCCAAACAACGCATCTATTGCCGCACTGGTTGCGAGCTCCTCCCAGGTGCGGATCGTGTCTGGTTACATCGGTACGGGCACTCTGAATCCGATTACTTTCATCTTTGCAAATACGGAAGCTGCACGGATTACGCCGAACAACCTGAATTTTTTGATCGGCACCTCGGTTGACAACGGTACGGACAAACTCCAGGTCAACGGATCGGTATCGGCAACCTCGTTCAGTGGCTCCGGGGCGAACCTGACCGGCCTTACCTTCAATCAGATCACGACGGCCCTCGGCTACACCCCCCTGTCGCTTTCTGGGGGAGCGTTGACCGGAAACCTGTCGTTCGACGGAACTGGCTTACGTATTACCGGTGACTTCA